GGGGCAGCAAGCCGCGCCTTCACCGACAATATGCGCGGCAACATTGGCCAAGCCGACGTACTCAATCAAGCCAAACAGGCCGTTCAGAATATAGCCGATCAACGCTCGGCTGAGTATGTTCAGGGAATGGCTCCTATCAAGGGGGCCAATGTGCCATTGGATTTTACGCCGATAGACAAGGCGATGGGCGATCTCGTTGGTACCATGCGCGAGGGCAATCATTGGACGGTCAAGGAGCAGACCGTCAATAAACTGCGGGAGATCGGTCAGGTTTTGCAAGAATGGCAGGCCGACCCGTCCATGCATACGGCGACCGGTTTCGACGCACTCAAAAAGCGCCTTGATGACTATATGCCCGCCTTCGGCCCTGATAATGCCCAAGCTGCCCGCGCGGTGACCACAATGCGCAACGCAGTCAAAAACACCATCGTTCAGCAAGTTCCAGAATATGCCTCAGTGATGAAAAATTACGAGGAAGCGAAAGGTCTGCAAACTGAAATTGAGCGGTCATTGTCGCTCGGCAAAAAGGCGACTGCTGATAGCGCTCTGCGCAAGCTGCAATCTCTCACCCGCAACAATGCCAACACGAATTATGGAAGCCGGATGCAAAGCGCCAAAGTGCTTGCAGATGCTGGCGCTCCCAATCTCATGCCTTCACTGGCGGGGCAGGCGCTTAATACGCTGGTCCCGAGGGGTTTGATGGGGCCGATTATTGCTGGCGGCGGACTGGCATTGGGCCAGTTCTTCAATCCGGCTTATTGGGCCGCGATGGCTCCCGCATCTCCACGTCTAGTAGGCGAAGCGTCTCATTTAGCAGGCGTCGGCCGAAGGCTGGCCAGTCATGTGCCTCACCCGGTCTCAGCACGTAATCTCTTGCTGGCAAGACTCCTAGGCGGTCCCTTGCAGCCTGGACCACGGTAGCCACCAGGATCAGCGCCCAAAAGATCAACGCCGGAATGACCCACCATTCTGTCATCCCACCATTCTAACACAAGGAAACTCCCATGGCTAGAAACGGCAGCGGCACATTCAGCCTTCTCAACACCGTGGCCCCTCCCGGCCAGAAGAACAATTCCACCAACATCAACGCCACGATGGATGATATTGCCAACGGGCTGACGGAATCCATCAACAAGGATGGCACCAAGGCATGGGAAGCAAACCAGCCGATGGGAAGCCACAAGCTGACCGGTCTTGCGGCGGGCGATGCGGGCACAGACAGCGTTAGCCTCACCCAGGCTCAAGGCGCAGTCTACTCCCACGCCACGGCAGTCGCCGGGTCCGTTAATGCCATCACGGCGACGTTTTCCCCGGTGTTCACAGCCTACACCGCAAAGATGCGCTTTCGCTGGACAAGTACGGGAGCAAACACCGCCGCCGCTCCAACCATCAGCGTTGACAGCCTGGGACCAAAGACCATCAAGAAGGGCGCGTCGGCAGCGCTCGCGGATGGCGACATTGGCGCCGTTGGATATATCTGTGATGCTATTTATAACGGAACAGATGTTATTCTCCTTAATCCGGCGGCGTCGGCAAATTCGGCCGCAACCACGACCCAGCAGCTCACCGGTACATCGGCGGTGGTGTTTTCAACGCCGGATTCTGTTTCTGCACTCTGGGAGTCGGGTGGCAACGTTACCGATGGCGCGGCAATCACTATCGGTGAGGGCGGATATTTCAACCTCACCACATCAACCACGGCCATCACATCGTTTGTAATCACCACTGATAAGATCGGACGCACCTTCCGTTGCCGGTTCAATACCGCTCGGACGCTCACCCATGATGGAACTGCTCTTGTCCTGCCAGGTGGCGCCAATATCACCACGGCACAAGGCGACATTGCGCAATTCCGGTCGCTGGGCTCCGGCAATGTGGTTTGCGAGTGGTACACCGTTGGTTCGGTGCGGCCCTATGCTGGTGGCGGCGGCGGCCCCGATGTCATTGTCGAGGAACAGCAGACCAGCGGAACGGATGCAGGCACATTCACCAACGGTGCTGATCGGACGCGCGTTCTCAACACACTTACCCGCAATGTGAACACTCTGGCGGCATTGGCAAGCAACCAGATCACGCTTCCCGCCGGAACCTATTATTTTGAGTGGATGGCACCCGCGAGAGGCGTCGATATGAATCAAACGCTTCTCTATGATGTAACGAACACCGCTGTCTTGAAGCGCGGTGTCAGCGAGGAAACAACCAGCTCGCAAAAGTTTGCAGTCGGTTGTCATACCGCGACATTGGCTGGAACCGTAGCCCTGGAAATCCGCCATCGCTGTCAGACTACCGTTGCAACCACCGGGTTTGGAAAGGCAGGGTCGTTCGGAACGGAAATCTATACGACTGTCAAAATCTGGAAGATCGCGTAATGATTGATACTGACGCCATGTTGAAGTTTGGAGCCAATGCCCTTGGGCTCGTAAACACGGTCATTCTGCTGTACTATGGGCAGAGGGTCATGGCGACTGTCCAGAAAACCGAACTCAATACCAATTCCATGAAGGATGCGCTGGTCGCCGCCACCAAATTAAGCGCCCACGCAGAAGGCCGTGAAGAAGGCCGTGCCGAGGGGGCCGCTACCGCTGCCACCTTGGCGCAAGGCGTAATGCAGGGACAACAGAAGGAATCAAATCCATGAGCATCATCGGTCTATTCGCTATCCTCGTTTTAATCTGCATAGGCGTCTGGATCATCCAGCAAGCTGGTTTTCCCCAGCCCATCACTTGGGGATTATATGGCCTTTTGTTGGTGATCGTGATTGTCATCGCGCTCAACGTAAGTGGCGTGTCGCTAGGCCATATCTGATGGGGTGAGACCAAACCGCCTCACCGCCATTGCTCTAGTTATCGCCATGCTGGCGGCGCTGGTGCTTTGTGTGCTAGTGTTGATAGTACCGCCCGCGTCGGCGCAATCAATCTGTGCCTCGAAGAAAGATTTCCTTGACGCCCTCGCCGCAAAATACGGAGAGGCGGAAATCATGAACGGCACCGCAAGCGACGGAACGACGGCCCTCATGGTGCTTGCCAATCCGGAAACCGGAACATGGTCCATCATGATTGTCAGACCGGGAGGCTTCATTTGCATGTTGGCTTCAGGTGACGACTACCAGACGCAGGCTTATGTGAGGCCGAAAACCCACGATAGAGGCACTTGAAGGAGACAGCATGGACAATCTGGGGCAGCACATTCGGGGTGTCGAGCGTTCCCTGAATTTCCTTCACTGGAAAATTGATACGCTCTTAATGTGGAGTATAAAAATGTCTGCTGTAATGGATACCCTCACGGCTGCGGTAAAACGCAACAGTGATGTGGAAGATAGCGCGGTCCTGTTGATTCAGGGCATCGCAAAGCAATTGGCCGACTTGATTGCTGCTGGCGCTGATCCCGCCGCGTTGACGGCACTATCGGATGAACTGACGGCCAAGACGGACGCGCTTGCGGCGGCGGTTGCAGCCAACACTCCCGCGGCTCCGTGATCCATCCCACACCAATGGCCAGCATCCTCCCTCTAGGGTGCTGGCAATGATCGCCATGCTGAAAGGATTTGCCGCCATGATCGGAGCCATGGGCGTGATTGTGGCCCCGGTATGGGCGTTTCTTATCTATACCCACACAACGCCGGCGCTCATCCGCGATGTGGAACAAGTCCAGACCCAGCTAGAGCAGATTTCAAAATCTGAACTGCAATTGTGGGTGAATTTCCTTCTTGAGAAACAGAAGCGCGGCGGGCTCACGACCGATGAACAACTGCAGCTCTGTCATGCGGGACAGACATTGGGCTATCCTCCCTCTATGTTGCCGGGGTGCCAATGAACATCGCCCAATGGTGGCCTATAATTCCCCTTAGCGCCGGTATCATCCTCGGCATCGTCTGCCTCTGGGTTGAGCGCAACGGATCGCCGCTATGAGCTGGTGTCCATTCGCGACGAACAAGAAGGTTGGCTATAATGGCGGCGCCTATACCGGCGGGCCGTTTCGCATCGTGCTTCACACGACAGAGGGGTCAAGCGCCAAGTCTGCCATTGATGAGTTCAAGACCGAGTATGCGCCGCATTTTGTGGTGAATGAAGGTGCCATTTATCAGCTTCTCGATACGAGCATTGCGGGGGCTGCGATGCGGCACAAGGGCTCGCCGGAGACAAACCGGCTATCGGCCATCCAGATCGAAATGGTGGGGTTCGCAGGCAAGCCCAAAAACCTTGCTATGCTCGCTAACGTGGCTCGCCTGTGCCGCTGGATCGAGGCAGAGCATCATGTGCCCCAGGTATGGCCGAACGGCCTCTGTGTGCCCGCTGTGAACGGCAAGGATGGCAACAAGCACAATCGCAGCGTTGAGGGCTGGCTCAAGGGCGGCTACTTCGGCCATGAGCATGTCCCCGAGAATGTCCATTGGGATCCTGCCCTGACGCTCGAAGAAACCAAGATCGTCACACCCAACGCTTTCCCCGTCCCGGCGGTTTCCGGGCAAACCGTGAAAGGAACGACAATGGCCATCACACCGAAACCAGCACCCGCGCCCGAGCCAAAGCCTATTGCTACCGCCCCCGCTCCCGTTGTCGCTCCGGCGACTGATCCAGCCCCCTTCACTGCACTTCTACAGGCCTATGACGGCGCCAAGGGCGGGCATCTCTCCACGCTGAAATCCGACCAGGACAAAGCCGTAAAGGCGGGCATGACAGCCGCCCCAATGGCGTTCACCATGCCTGATCTGAAAGGCGGTTTCTGTGCCTCATGGACCGCAGACAAGGCGCTTCTTGATGGCGTCAAGGGCTTTGCCAACTGGTTCTTTCCCGGCGCCGCTATGGTGATTTCCGCCCTGGAGGCCGTGGGTGATCAGATGTACAAGAGTAGCTGCACGGTCAAAACGCCCCCGGCTCCGTGATGCCGAGCTGGCTCAATAAGAACCTGATCCGTTCGGCCCTGACGTGGACGTCTATGGCCTATCTCATAGCTTCCTTCGCTTTGGGCTGTTCGGATTTGGCAAGCGGGGCGATATTTTGTTCCGCTTCATGGCTTGATCCCAAGTACGCTACTATCGTTTCCACGGCGATGTTGCTTCTCAATCAGCTATTGAAGGCGCAACAGGGTGGCGTGTTCGGGGCTGGGCTTGTGGCGCAGACAGTGGTGGTTAGCACGAGCGGTGCATCGGGCACGGCCACGCCCCAGCAAGTTAGGGAGGGTCCGCCCAAGTGATCCGCTTTCTGGTTGACCTCTTCAACGCCTTCGCTGAGGCACTCGCCAAGGCGAGGGCTGAGAGGATCAGGAAGCAGGAGCGGACGCGGCGAGGCGAGGACACGGAGCCACGGCATTGATGTTCCGCTGGCTGATTTGCAACCTGTTTCACCGAGACTACTGGATTTTTGGCCGGGGTGCGGATCAGGATTTTTCCTATGACTATTATGGCCGCTGTCCTAAGTGCGGTCGCTATTGGAACGCACTGAACCATCATCCTAATATGTGGGGCCGGTGATGGACCGCTTCATCGATTCCGCCTCTCACCTCGCCCAATATCTGCTCATCGACGGGCAGACGGACAAGGCTGAGAAGTTGTTTGCGTTACTGAACGCCTACCTTGAGGAATGCAAGAATGACCAAGATCGTACAGTCCGCTCCACTGAACGCTGAGATTGACGCTATCTTCGTTCCTCCCAATAGAAGGAGCAAGGAGCTAAAGACCTGGATCGCCGCCAACGAGTACGATGTCACGGTGACGCCTCCCCCGATCAACCCGCCGCCCACCGACCTCATCGAGATAGACGGCGGCACGAAATACTATGGACAGTTCTCTTATCCGCTATCGGATGATCCGTCTTATTTCCCAATCGGCGTCTGGTATGAGGGCGTCATCGAGCAAAGCCACGTCGATCTCGACAAGGACTGCGGCTTGAACCTCTATGTCTATCTCACCACGGACAGCCGCATGGATTTGATCCAGGCCGCGGGGATGCGGGCGCTGCTACAGGCGGACTGGATGGCCAAGCCAGTCGCCACCAACCCGGCCTTCGCCGGCTGGGTGGTGGCCGACGAGCCAGACATGGCTCAAGCAAATCCAGACGGGGCGGCGATTGCCAGGGCCGACCTTGAAAAGAAGTTGGCGGCACTGCCGCCGGATGGCCGCGCCAGATATATAAATTTTGGGAAAGGGGTCACGGTCTGGAATTTACCCGCCGACCAGGAGCAATACTGGAACGACTTTTCTCACTTGCAATCGCTTGATAACTACTGGTTCACCGACAGCGATTTGCAAACCAGATGGCAGGGCGGCGAATTTTTCAAGCTAGGCCGCCCCATGACGCCGGCCGAAGGCTTTCGCGCATCCAACTATGGCGTGATAGTCGATCACGTCAGAAACCTCGACACGGTAGATGGCAAGATCAAGCCCGCATGGAATTTTGTGGAGGTTGGGCATCCGTCAGACAGGGCGACGGAGCCATCTATCACGCCTCCGCAAATCCGCGCGGCGGTATGGCACTCGATCATCGCCGGGGCTCGCGGGGTGATTTATTTCAACCATAGCTTTGCCGGCCCGAACATTTCAGCTCACTGCCTTAGGGAACCCGCCTATGCAGCACAAAGGGCGGTCGTGAAGTCGGTCAACGCGCAGATCAAGGCGCTCGCTCCGGTTCTAAATTCACCTACTGCGCCAAGCTATTGCACCGCCACGCCAGACGTGCGCGTCATGAGCAAATTCAGCGGCGGCAAGTATACAATTTTCGCGGGCGCGAAGGAAAACACGGCATCGACCGCGACGTTTACGCTTTCAGGCGTCACTACCGGAACAGTGACAGTGATTGGTGAAAGCCGTTCACTTCCTATCGTGGGTGGAAAATTTAGTGACTCATTTCAGGATGGATTGGCGATCCATCTGTATGCCATCAATTAGACCCGGACCCAACTTGTATGCTGCTTGATGTGGCGTATGTTTCTAGGCGTCACATCAAATTGCGCGGCTAGATTTGCAATAGTATCGCTCGATGCTCTGATCTCCAGAACGTCTGCTTCGGAAAGTTTCGCGGCGGGGTGTTGCTCGCCCCTAAGAATGGTTCCATGACCTTCTTTGTCCGCTTGATTTTCCTTGTGAGTTGCCCACCGAAGATGTTTTGGGTTCACACATCCTTCGTGACCCCGGCCACAGGAATGCGCAGCCTCATGGTCGGGAGATGGGGGCGGTCCTGCCGTGAGGGTCAGCATTACTCTTGTCGCGTATTGAAGTTTCCCATCCCAAATGATGGACCCATAGCCTCTTGAACCCTTTCCAAACGGCCATTTAAGGCAATCGTCGCCAGAATAGCCCACATGCTCCATGATCCATTTTGGCAGATTACCGCGAAATGTCCTTCCGCCAAACGGTGATCCATGCTTCGACCAGCGATACCAATGAGCGTGACACCAGCCCCGGCCAAAGTGTTTCTTGCCGCAGCCTTCAACCTCGCATATCTTCCTCATAGCTTGGACCTCTCACTGGGTTCAGGTCAGGGCCGGTCGAAGCGCTTACAACGCTCCCGGCCCGTTTCATTATATCATGCCCCACATGATTGGGTAGCGTTGGATAGTTTCCGAGGTATTGCATCGGCTTTGTGCTGGCGTAGATTTTCATCTTGTTTTGTATGAGTTTCTTGAGCGCTGCTTTGTATTTATTATCATCCATTTGTCGCCGGCTCCTTTGCTAGGGCGACCGTGGCGCGGTAAATTTCATTACACGCGCCATTCCATTCCAAGTGTTCTGGTCCACGCCGCTTTGCAAGAGCCACCTTCGCGCATTCCTCGATGGCGACATTGTGGGCCGCGTCAGTAAGCAAACTAATGCCTTCGTTTATCTCTTGCTTCATAGTTTGAGCCTCGGCCTTCGCTTCTGCCAATTCCCGCTCAAGGGCCTCGATGCGGTCGGCTCCCGCTTTACAGGCGGCATATATGCCGTAACCGCCTTTGTTGTTACACCAGTAGTCGATCAGTTCTTTCGCGATGGCGCTCATGTCTCGTCTCCTAGCGCGGCGTTGATTAGGTCGGGCAATTGGGATGCAGGATCGTCCCCATCGGGCATCCGAAGATAGCCAACCTCGATGCTATTCTGGATAAACTGTCTTGCCGTTTTCAGCGCCTCCCTTAGCCTCTTGTTTTCCAGCTTTAGGGCCTCGATGCGGTCGGGAGTGGTCACCAGTTCGGCAATTAAGTCTTGATCCCATATTCCAAATAACACCTTTCCAACGTCACGCAGATCGAGGGAACCGGCTGCGACTCGCTTTTGTGCGTCTTGGCAACGTTTGACTAGGTCGCTCATGTACGTTTCCTCACTGCATAGCGGCTTGTCACAACCTTGAAGCCGTCCTCGAACTCAACCAGGATCGAGTTCATCTTGCCGCGAACCAGTACCCGGCATGGCTGGCCCTTGCGTTCGGGCAGAACGGATTTCCACCACCACACATGGGTCATCGCCTACTCCGCAGCCTGCCGGTTGGGCTCTGGCTCGCCCATCATCACCGTCAGCACCTTGCGTCGATCCTCAAAAGCAATGGCAATGGCGGCGCGGACTTCTCCCAGCAAAACCTTGATCCCTTGCTCTGCTCTGTCGATGGCGGCGGTAATGTCTCTTTCATTTGCCGTGCTGATTGAGTTCTCTTCGGCCAAACCATTCTTAACGTGCGTGGCCATGGCAATAAGTTCGGTAACTGTTGGTGCGGTCATGGTTTCATTCTCCCTTGTAAATATGATCTGACCAAATTTGTGTAAACACGCGCGGCGGCTCATGCTCCATCGGCTCGCTGTCGTTGGCTTCCCTGGCCGTGGCGACCAATGCGCAAGCGATCCAGCCGAGGGGAATGCCGAACAGGATGCCGAGTAGGAGGACGGGGATCATGGTGATTCCTTGCTGGGATTGGGCGGCGGGCTATCACACTCGCCGCCCTGTTGAATTGATCGAACGGCTATCAGCTTCTCCTTTCTGTTGTTCCGTCTAGTTTCTTCTTGAATGGCGATGCCCTCGAGCCGGGAATGATCTGGCGCCTGGGCTTGATGTCCAAATGCTTGTTCCCCGCCCTGTCGGCCTTGGCGCGGCGTGTCGTTGCCGCTGCTGTCTTGAACCTGTGGCAGCACTTGCGGCCAAGCACCTTGGCATTCTCAAGCGTTGGCAAGCCCCCTTCCCAATCTTCCTTGTCATGATCAACCTCGGGCGGGTTGTGCGGGCCTGTGGGAAGCCCGCAGCCCTCGCAAAAGCCATTGGCTCGCTTTCTGGCGGCGCGTTGGACGGGCGCAGAAAAGTCGTGCCTCACGCAGCCCCCTCGATCTTCGGCTCATGGAAAATTACACCATGTCTGACGCCATACTCCTCGATAGCCGTTATCAATTCCGCCATTTCCGCAACCCCAAGGTCGCTCGACCGATAGCCCAGCGGAATGACCGTACTGCCATCGAGCGCCGGGACGAATTGGCATTGCTGGCCCATGTCCGCCATAAAAAGCGCCTTCCAGGTTTCCGGCCTGTAAACGCGGCCCAGGTGCTTCACCTGTCTGGAAACGTCCGTCAGCATAGCCCACATGCGGTCATTCTGGGGAATGGTGCGCTTGGGCATCTTCATTTCAACGCGGGCATCATGTGGGAGCTTGTCGATCAGCTCCTTGACGTGCGAGCGGATCGCGTTGCTCACGAGGAAGAAAACGGCTCGGCTCATTTGTGGCACACCCTCCAGAGTTTGGTTTTTGCGTTCCAAGTGCAGCCATAGTTAGGATTTGTCACCTTCGGAACCTCTGTGACGATGGTGAATGTCCGTGGTGGCTCCCATTGGTTCGGAGCGGGCGCGGATGGTGCCACGAGGCAGACCACGGCGATGCAGGCTGCGGGGGTCATGCTGCTTCTCTGATATTTGGAAACTGCTCCCGCCATTTTGGCAGTTTGGAATAGATCAACGTTTCCGGTACGTCGAAGGCTTCGGCAATTTCGAACGTGTCGCAGCCTCCATGCCAGAGATAGACGGCGCGAAGCCATTGGCCTTTGGTGAGATAATGCGTCATGCGGCGGCTCGCTTCTTGAGTTCGCTCATCCGATCGGAATATTCAATCCGCAGTTCATCAACCCAATCGGTCGGCAGCTTGTCCACCTCGGCGCCATTATTTTTGAACCAAGCCTGCAAAGCCGTCACCGTCATGCAGTTTTCAATAGCCTTGACGTGTCTGGCATAATCATCGCGGCTGGCGGCCTTCGATGTGCCCTGAGTGCCATTGACAAGGCCCATGTCGGAGCTAACGTCGTCGGCATATTTGTTGCCGTCCCAAAGGCCCATGTGTACGTCAGCGCCCGCACCAATCATCTTGCAGGCGTTGGTGATGGCGTCAGTGTAGGCCTTCTTGAAGGCTTCGTCGTCGTTGCGTGGGCCGTTTGACTGCACAACGCATACCTTGTCGCCGCCCACGCCATAAGTGCGAGGTCCATCAACGTTACCGTGCCAAAGAGCTACGGTGCAAAATACCAGAAGTTCATTTCCAGCCGTGACAATTTGAAACTCTGGCCTATCGACACCCCAGCCCTTGCCACAGGGGCCAAATACTTCCGTCATCTTGTGGATAGTCCACATTGGCTTGATAGCCGTCCCTCGGAAGCCTCCGCTGCGCTGAAAGCCTTTCAGATGCTCGGGAGGAACACGCTTGAGCTGGTCCCAGATTTTGGTATTCTCGGCGGTCATGACTGCTTCTCCGCATTCTCAATTGCACTTCTAAGACAGGAAACCGCCTTGTCGAAATGGCGCTGTCGTTCGTCTCCGTTCATTACCTCAGCCTGAATGAGGTAATCATAGGCCGCTGAAACCGGGGTAAGAACAGCGGCGATCTGGACAAGATTTGCGGCCATGGTCTAATCGTTCCTTGCATGTGGATATTCGCAATTGCTGGGATTTCCGACGACACACCGTGTTTTGCCGCTGTCGCATCGCCAACAATTGTGATCGCGGAACATCGGATGAAGCGGGTTTTCCCTTGGCCCCATCATCCGCTCCGCGAGATCATCTAAAGGGGACCGGCGAGCCGCAGACGCGGTACTGGGGGGCGACCCGCCGGTTACCGTGGCGAGGAGGCCCGCCACGGATGGAAATTCGTTATTCTTGCCGATGATCAACAGCCGTTTGGCGATGTCTCCGAGCTTCAAGCTGATCTGTTCGAGTTCGGCAATCTCGTCTGGGGTGAGAGAGGCGGTCATGTCAGCGGCTCCATTCATAATCATTGTCAGCCTGCCGACCTTCAGCTCGGCATTCGGCCTGATATGCCTCGTTCTCTTCCCAAATCTTCTGCTCGATGCGCTCACGATCAAGGCAATCCTTGAACACGCCGAATAACGGATCACCGCGCTCGATGAAAACCTTGCGAACGGGGAAGGGAGCGCGGCCTTCCTCGAATACGAACTGTATGGGCTCCCAATCGAGTGAACCGCCGTCATAGTCATATTCAATGGTCACTGTTGCCTCGCCCTGCATGAGTGTGACGTTATCCCCGCGCTTCAGTTCGAGGTCGAGCTCCAAGTCGATTTGCATTGTCATGGTGTGCCTCAAGCTGCCAATGGAGCGAGTTCGAGCCATTGAACGCCTGGGACATTCATGGCGATGAGGATTTGCACAACGTCCTCGGCAAATTCGGAAAGAATTTTGTCACGAGCGGCGGCGTCGCCGTCGGCGGCGACGGCGGCGGCGGTGTAGGCGGCGTCGGCGGCGGCGTCGGCGGCGGCGTCGGCGGCGTCGGCGGCGTAGGCGGCGTCGGCGGCGTCGGCGGCGTAGGCGGCGGCGTCGGCGGCGGCGTAGGCGGCGTCGGCGGCGTAGGCGGCGTAGGCGGCGTCGGCGGCGTAGGCGGCGTCGGCGGCGGCGTAGGCGGCGGCGGCGGCGGCTCTCGTCTTTTCCTTCTCGCAGCGGGCCGCCGCATTAAGAAGCGCAGCTTTATGGTTGCTATCGGGATGAATTGAAGCGGCTGCCCGGAGCGCGATAGGAACCTGTTTGCCGATTGCCAACTTGACTAGGCGGCGGACAAACTCCTTGTCATCAAGCGCATTACGGCTGCCAAGCTGGATCAGCGCGAGACGACGGAGCCCCTTGGCCCGCATTGCATCGGATGACCAGTTGCTATCGTTAAGTTTGATCTTGAGTGACCGCAAAGCGCGAGACACACACTCTGGGTCATCGCCGTGAGGCAGCCCCATGGCGTAACATACGGCGGCTTCGACGCACATCTGACCGGGGACCGGTTCACCGACGCCACTCACAAGGCCAGCGTCTACGACTTCCAGAACCTTGGCGGCGATTGTCGGGGTGATCTCGAATTGCATGGTCATGATTATTCCTGCTTGAATTGCGGCAGTTTGGTTGCTTCATAAAGCACGGTATTAATCATCTTCAATATGTCCACGCCTTGGGCGTGAGCCGCTCCCGGATTATGAATTTCATCAAGCGCATGAGCTAGAGCGCCGATCAATCTTTCTTTCTGTGTCATGGCGTGTTCCCTCTTGTGTGACCCCACACTACACCTTTCCCATGGCCCGTCAATAAAAAAGTGTGGACAAGCACGAAATAATTTGCCAGTATCGTGAAATGAACCTCCGCATCTACATGGAAGCCAACAACCTCACAGACCGCGAGCTGGCGGATGCAATCGACATTGATCGGTCGCTGGTAACCAGATACCGCCACGGAGAATATATCCCCTCGGCGCGGATCATTCTCAAAATCCAACAGTTCACCCAAGGGGCTGTTTCCCTCACTGATTGGGTGAGCAAGAGGAAAATGGCGTCATGAACCCGGAATATAGCAGGTTCCTGGCCGCCAAGGCCCCTCGCGCCCATGCTAGCGGTTTTGAGCCGTCTCCCCTCCCCGATCACCTTGCCAACTTCCAACAGGCTTGCGTGGCCTTTGCAATTCGACAGGGACGCACTGGCCTCTATCTCGATACCGGCCTTGGGAAAACCCGCTGCCAGCTCGAATGGGCCAAGCAATGCGCGGAACAATCGAATGGCATGGCGCTTATTCTAACACCGCTCGCCGTTGCCCGCCAGATCGAGCGGGAGGCCCTGCATCTTGGCTATGATGCCCGCGTGATCCGTGACCAGGCACAAGCCAAGCCAGGGATCAACATCTGCAATTACGATCGCCTCGAAAAGCTGGACCCCGATGCGTTTGGAGTGGTTTCCCTCGATGAGGCGGGCATTCTCAAGAGCTTCGGCGGCAAGATGGCCGGCGCCCTGATAGACGCTTTTGCCGCCCATCGCTTCCGCATGTGCGCCACCGCTACGCCGGCGCCGAACGACCATATGGAATTGGGCCAGCAATCGGATTTCCTTGGGATCATGCCAGCCAACGAAATGCTCATGCGCTGGTTTATCAACGACACCGCCGAGGCCTCGCAACAGTGGCGGCTCAAGAAACACGCCGAGCAGGACTTCTGGGACTGGATGGCCTCATGGTCCCGCATGGCGCAGCATCCCGAGGACTTGGGATTTCCGGGCGATAGCTACAATCTGCCGCCGCTCAATATCGTCCGCCACAGAACCTACGGCACCACGATCAAACCCATGGACGGCTCGCTATTCGTGACTGACGTTTCGGCAACGAATATGTTTGACATCAAACGGCAGACCACGGAGGCGCGCGCCGATCTCGCGGCATCTTTGCTCACCGACGACTATTGGCTGTTCTGGTGCGATACCGATCTCGAAGCCGACGCGCTCAAGAAGCGCTTGCCCGGCGCCGTCGAGGTCCGGGGCTCGATGCCGATCGAGAAAAAGGAAGATGCGCTAGAAAGCTTCGCCTTGGGTCACGCCCGCATCATGATCACCAAGCCGTCGATCGGCGGCCAAGGGCTCAACCTGCAGCACTGCCACAACATGGCTTATGTGGGCCGGACGTTCTCTTACGAGGCATGGTATCAATCGGTTAGGCGCTGCTGGCGCTTCGGGCAGCACAAGCCCGTCAACGTCCATGTGATCGTGGCCGAGGGCGAGGATCAGATCGGGCGGGTCATCGACCGCAAGGCCGCCGATCATGCCCGCATGAAATACGCCATGGCCACCGCGATGCAACGCAACGTGGGCCGGGCGAGCGCCAAGAAGATCGCCTATAATCCAACATTCGAGGGGGAATTGCCATCATGGTTGTGAAATGTCTGGGGCAAGTATCGGGCGACAGGTTTACGGCATTTCACGGAGATTGCGTCGACGTGGCGCGGCAATTGCCGGACGCCTCGATAGGATTCAGCGTTTATAGCCCGCCTTTCGGTGATCTTTTCGTCTATTCCGATTCGGAAGCCGACATGGGCAATAGTTCATCGGATGGCCAGTTCTTCGAGCATTACAAATTCCTGATCAAGGAAATGGCTCGCGTCACTAAGCCTGGGCGGCTTTCGGCGGTTCATTGCTCCGATCTTCCATTTCGTAAGTGGAAGGACGGCAAGCTAGGCATTCGGGATTTTTCCGGCGACATTATCCGCGCCCATGAGGAACATGGTTGGACCCTTCATAGTCGGATTACAGTCTGGAAAGACCCCGTAGTCGAAATGACCCGAACCAAGGCGCTCGGGCTGCTTTACAAGCAATTGCAGAAGGACAGCACCAAAAGCCGCGCCGGAATGCCGGATTACTTGCTGGTATTCCGCAATGAGGGCGAGAACACCGAACCAGTCGGCCAGAAGCCAGCCGAATTTCCCGTCACGCAATGGCAAAAGTGGGCCTCGCCGGTCTGGATGGACATCAATCAGACTAACACGCTCAACGTGCGCATGGCCAAGGAAGCCAAGGATGAGCGCCATCTTTGTCCACTGCAAATCGACCTGATCGAGCGGGCCGTCATCCTCTGGAGTAACCCCAAAGATGTAGTTCTGAGCCCATTCATGGGCATTGGCAGCGAGGGATATATCGCCACGAAACTCAAGCGCCGATTTATCGGGATCGAGCTGAAAGAAACCTACTGGCAACACGCAGTCAGACATTTGCAATCGGTTGAGGCTGATGGCGTCGGACTGTTCGACATGCTCGAGGCGGCCGAATGACCTACGACTGGGAACAGGACGCCAAGGCTTCATATGACCTCGCCATAGCCGAGAAGCGCAAGGCTGGCGTTCTTTCGGGTGAGTTCAAGCCTAGGAACAAGGCCGAATGCCTCGAGCTGGCCAAGCATTTCGTCACCCTGCAGGACAAGGAAGGCCTCTCTTCCTCGACCATTGCGCTACGGTTTCACATTACCCGCAATGCGGTCTGTGGCATGGTTCACCGCGCCCGGATCAAGCTCGGAATGCGCCGCCCTCCGCCCTCCCACTTCCGCCCCTCCCCCAGCAGGCGCGAGACGCCCTCCCTGGCCTCGCTGGACGGCTCCATAGCAGCCCCAAGGCCTCGCAAGCCCAGAAAGCCCAAGGCCATTCCTGAGCCTCCCAAGGCCCTTGGCGGGGCATTCCATATTCTGGATCTGAATGACAGGCAATGCCGGTTTGCCACCAGCTCCAGCGGTGACCATCATCTGTTCTGCGGCGCTCCGGTTCAAGGCTTCTCCTCATGGTGTGCTGCACATGCCTTGCGGGTGTTTCAGCCTCTTGCAAAACGGCCCCCGCCATGATAGCAATATCAAACCGTTCTGGCCGAAAAGGTCTGATCCCCCTGCTCGTATTCCGTCCGAGCTAGGCCATGAACGGCAGAAAGACGGACTAATGCCCCTAGACGCCGAAACCCTCCAACGTATCGCCCGTATGCCCGAACCGGCTATGAGAGAAGCGATACTTTTCCTTGCTGCTGAGCTTCAAGGATTGGAGAGGCGCCGATCGGTCACAGCCGAGCGACAAAGACGTTACAGAGAGCGTCACCGTAACGGCGACAATGACGTTACAGAGACGTTACAAAGGCGTTACAGTAACGCCGATATAACGCTCTCGCGCGTAGAGGATAATACCCTTTCTTCTCTTACTTCTGGAGAAGGTTTAGAAAGAAAGGAAGAAAGAACCCCCCCACCCCCCATCGCCTCAAAACCCCTTCCTTCTAGGGGAACACGATTGCCGATCGACTTCGAGCCAGACGCCAGTTGCGCCGAACTAGCAGAAAAACTGCTGCTTTCACGGGCCGCTTCCCAACAGGCCTTCGAGGAGTTCTGTGATTACTGGCGGGGCGTTCCTGGATCTCGTGGGACCAAACTCGACTGGCAAGCCACATTCCGCAACCAGCTTCGGCGCATGAAAGGTCACACCAATGGACAAGCTCCCAACGGTCACAAACCAGGGTCAATTGCCGACGGATGGGCTAAAGTCGATGCCGTCATTGCCGAGGCCGAACGCCGAGAAAATGAAGGGCGCGAAAGAAATGGCCAAGCGAATATTGTCGAATTACCCCGATTACGGCAAGGCATCCCCTGAATATTTGCTGGCCTTCGCGGAATATCTGGCTGGTCTTTCATTCGGTGAACTCGAAATCGTCATCAATCCACGAACCGGCGTGGCTGCGCGGTGCAAGTTTCTCCCCTCGATCGCCGATATTGTCGATTGTCTGAAAGCCGAGGCTGATCGGCTCGAGGAGGAAAGAAACCGCAAGAACCAATTCAAGTCGGCTCATACGACTTACCGGCGCTTCGATTTCGACAATGACCCACCAATGCCACCACCCGAAACCCGCAAAGAGCAGGTTATGCGCGAGCTGGGCTATGACCCCGAGGACAATCGCGGCAAATACAAACCCTCGGCAGAGGAGGTTGCCGCTGCCACGGCTGCCGTCGAGCGCATGGACGAGGCCGTGGCCCAAGGCAAGCCGCCACCTCTCAAGACGCCTCCGCGGCCAGCCTCGAAATACCTCAAGGCTCTGCTTGCCCGTCAGGACGCAGGAGAAACCTATCTCAGATGACCGCCCCAACCCCACAGGAGCAACCAGCATGAGCGATTGGGCGCGTAAAGTCGCAAAAGGCGTCATTGAAATATTGCCTCAAGACGGTTCAATGCCGACCCTCTCCCAGGCGAATGTTCAGGCATTTGTTGAAACAGCTTTAGACCGCGCCAAGGCCGATGGAATGAGAGAGGCTGCAACAATTGCGCGGCTCCATGGCAGCAAATGTGAGGGGTGGATAATCGAAGATGACCTCCGCTCTCTCGCCGATAAAATCGAGAAAGGCAACGCATGAGCCGTCCCCGGCCGGTAGACCCCGAGGAATTGGCTGCAACAATAGCTGCGAACAAGGCGCTTGAAAATTCATCCGTCGCCGCGGCCGAGCTGCTTTTAGCCAAATCAATATCCGCCAAAGAACTAGCACAAGAACTTGAAGATCGATTCTGGAAAGGCATAGAGGGGGGCTGGGTGCTTCACAAACGCTATATGGAAGTTACAGGGGGAGGAGCATGATTTCAATAACCACCGACAATCGGAGATTGATCGCACTGGCCTGGGGGAAGCGAACCGCCTACCCGCAAACTGTAACCGCCAGCTTTGGATTATGGTTTCACTGGATTATCCGGGGATTGCCTTCATGGTTTAGGCCAGCTCGACAAGTGGCAATCCATACCCATAAGCGGAACTACATTAACCCCGGCGCACATCCAAGACGGCGCGGCAAATGAGCCCCCCGCCAGTAGACCCCGAGGAATTGGCTGCGACGATAGCGGCGAATAAGGCGCATGAAAACTCATCCATTGCAGCCGCAGAGCGGCTTTTGGCCAGACCGATCTCTGCCAAAGAGCTATCACAAGAACTTGAAGATCGATTCTGGAAAGGCATGGAGGGAGGCTGGGTGCTGCACAAACGCTACAGCGAAATACCCCCCGCGAAGCGAGGCCAATCATGACGGATTGGGAAAAAGTTGCCGAGGAGATTAAACTATTGGACGGCGACCTTGCTCAGGCGCTTTATAATATTGACCACAACGCTAGAGTTGCGGGGTATTTACTCGGCAAAGTCAATGGATTGCGGGAGGCGGCCCAAATCGCAAAACCACAGGAAATCCTATCGCTTGCCGACAAGATCGAGAAAGGCGAGGCATGACCTGGTACTGCCTCTCAACCGATCGCCACATGGAGCGCAGGGTAGCCCACGAGATCACCCGCGCTGGCCACCTTGTTTGGCTCCCCGAGGAATTTCACTTCCGCCTTGAGCGTCGGCGAGCCCCTGCCCGCACATGGCATGTCCCCATCCTCCCCCAAACCCTATTTGCCGCCATTCCTAGCCCCGCCCACAGGCTTCTCAATGCCATCCAAGGGTTTGACACCATCTGGCGCGACGAAGCCGCTGTAGCCCTTCCTGTGCCCGATAGTGACATTTCACGCTTCATGGCTGAGATCGAGGCTAGAAACGTCGGACTTCAACGCTATTTTCATCGCCTCTGCCAAGGTAAACTTTCAAAAAAGCCAGAACGTTACCAAGGCTTCGATGAACTGAGAGCGGCGCTTGAGCGTAAAGCAAGCCTTGCTGAAACACAAAATGAGGTATAATCATACCATCGGCCGCATAGTGGTTGTGCTTCGCCGACCCAGCGCCCGGTTTACAGCCGAATTGAATAATATTGGCTGAAATCAAAATAATTCAAATATTCAAAGGCTATCAATGGCCCATAGACGAGGGGGAGCCCGCCCCGGCGCAGGGCGCAAAAGAGGACAATCGGCCGGCAAGCTCCGCGTTACGAAGGAACAACGGGCCGACATAGGAGAATTGGCCCGCGTTTATGCGCCAATGGCCATTGATACGCTGAGCAAGATTGCCGGCAGTTCCCAAAGCGATTCGGCTAGGGTATCGGCCGCCCAAGCCTTGCTCGATCGCGCTTATGGCAAGCCAGCGCAAATAGTGAATGCCAATGTCGACGCCACGCTGAACATAACCCTCGTAAAGTATTGACGCATATGGGACAGGTCGACGCTATCGATGAGCTAGTGGAAGCAGTGCGCTATATGATAGTGCGCTATGAGGATTCCGACGAACTCCCCACACCGTTCTCACGCCGATTAATTGGGACTATTCTGGGACATAAGCGCTTGATCGATGCCATAAAACAGGGTTCAAAGGAGAGCTGAATGCTTTTGGTGTCCGAATTGGAGGGGAAGCCTATTGTTCCTCTGACTGCTTCCGAAGCATCCGCACTTCATGCTCCAAAACGTAGGCTATGGCGGAGAATGCTTATTAGATATGGGCTGGCGCTTCTATATATTGGAACCAGGCGATAGACATTCGCCTTCCCAACAACTGGAACCCCCGCGACTATCAGCTTCCCTCATGGCGCGCCTGGCAGGATGGTTGCAAGCGGGAACTGCTGGTATGGCACCGCAGGGCAGGCAAGGATGATGTACAGCTCCACAAGACGGCCGTGGCCGCCCATGAGCGCATCGGGAACTATTGGCATTGTCTGCCCATGTACGAGCAGGCTCGCAAGGCGATCTGGGAGGCCATCAACCCGCATACCGAGAAGCGCCGCATAGACGAGGCTTTCCCGCCCGAAATACGCAAGCGCATCAATAACTCGGACATGACGATTGAACTGCAATCGGGGTCTATTTGGAAGGTTGTTGGCTCGGACAATCCGAACTCTCTGGTTGGCGCTCCACCGGTCGGGCTGACCTTCTCGGAATGGGCACTGAGTAACCCCGGAGCTTGGGCGTACCTGGCACCGGTGCTCCTCGAAAACGGTGGATGGGCTTCCTTTATCACCACGCCGCGCGGCAAAAACCATGCCTATCGAATGCTGGGTATGGCGAGAAGCAATCCTTGGAGCCTTGCTAACCCCAAGGGCTGGTTTTCCGAAGTCCTGACGCCCGACAATACGGGTTTCCCGCTCGAATCGATTGAGGAACAGCGCAAGGAATACCACGCGCTCTATGGCGAGGATGAAGGCGACGCGCTGATCGAGCAGGAATATTGGTGCTCATTCGAGGCCGCTATTCTGGGCTCTTACTATGGCAAGGTGCTGGCACGCGCCGCCAAGGCTGGCCGGATTCGCAGCGTCCCCTATGAGCCACTCCTGCCCGTCCACACCGCCTGGGACTTGGGCAAGGGCGTCAATATGGCCATCTGGCTGTTTCAGGTGGTAGCCAATGAAATCCGCGTCATCGGCTGTCTGGCAGGCGCCCATAGTGACGCCATCCCGGAATTGGTCAAGAAGCTGGAACAGTACCCGTATACTTGGGGCAATGACTATGTGCCCCACGACGCCCGCGTGGCTGAAATCGGCACAGGCAAGACGCGCGTTGAGGTTCTCAACACATTGAAGCGGAAGCCGGTTCTCGTGCCCGGGCACAAGATCGACGACGGTATCAATGCGGTTCGCCAGGCCATGCCGATTTGCTGGTTTGACGAGGTGGCATGTGCGGATGGGCTCGAGGCGCTCCGCGGCTATCGTGCTGAATGGGACGATGACAAGAAGTGCTTCAAAGACAATCCCTTGCATGATTGGACCTCGCACTACTCGGATGCCTTTCGGTATCTGGTCATGGCCTGGCGCACGATAGCGACCGATCCTCCGCCCAAGCCCAAAGGCAGGACTATCCATGAAATGACACTTGAGGAAGCTTGGGCATTGCTTCCGAAGAAAGGCTCGATCCGGATATGATAGACGCTCCTGGCCAACCGCACGGCCCAATAACCCAAGCCCAATTCATGGCCTTGATTGAACAGCTTATCGGCGGTGCTAATGGCGCTGGCCAATGGGCGCCTGGTATGCCCAATCCCACCCTTAGCTTTGGCCCAACCATGCCCGGCGGAATGGGCGGCGGGCTATCACGGATGGGCGCGATGATGCAGAACCGGCAACAGATGCCACCGACAGCAGGATAGGAATAGCACATGGCAACCATTCAAGGCCTTCCGTCCAATGATGCCCAAACCGCGCTTAGGGTCGAAGGGCTTAGCGGCGGTGTCGCCGCATCCGTTACCACTACCCAACTTCCGGCGGCGCTTGGTGCAACCACGAAAGCGGGTTCTGTATCGGTAACAATAGCTACTGATCAGGCACCCTCCACCGGCACTCAGTCTATTGTCGCCGGTTCAGCAACGCCCGTTACGATCCTGGCTGCCAACGCCAGCCGCAAGGGTGCGGCGGTTTTCAACGATTCCTCGGCCCTGCTTTATCTTCTCGTAGGCTCCGGCACCTGCTCGGCAACAGTCCACACGGTTCAGCTTGCGGGCGGCCAATACTACGAATTACCCCTTTGTACCGGCGGCGTTCCCACCGTCATTCTGGCTGGCATGTGGGCCTCGGCTACGGGCAGCGCCCGCGTAACGGAGTGGACCTGACATGCCCCTCTTTCCCCAGACGCCTCGTCAGCATCCCGGCTATATCGCAGGCAGGATTTACCCCACCAGCGGCGCCGCCTCGCTGCAGACCGCAACGGCCCCTTCGGCGATTGACATCATTTATTTCTATCCGTGGGTTCCTCCAGCCAACATCACCTTCACCGGAGGCAAGATGCGCGTCCAGACCCTGGGCGCGGGTTCGTCAGTGAAGGCTGGCATCTGGGCCAATTCTCCCGTATCGATGCGCCCGCTTGGCGCTCCGCTTTTTGCCGACAATACGGGCGTCACTACGCAAGCGAACACAACTGATGTCACGCTCGCCATCGGCGCCGGCACACTATCAGCTGGCGTTACCTACTGGTTCGGCAGCAAATACACCGGCACATTGCCGGTCATGCTCGGGTTTGACGCAAAGACTATCAACGCCCAGTTCATCGTCGGTCTTCCGAGCGCGTCCGCGATAAATTCGACGTTCCTCGGCTTCGCCGACACCTACAGCAACGCCATGCCTACCATTGCAGAGGCCGCCACGTTCACATTCCCCGGGGCGGTCATTCCAATGATGTTCCTGGCTACCTGACATGGCTTCGCCCGCCTATCTTTCTCAAAGCAGCAAAGACCTGACACCGTCCCAGCGTTCCCAAGCCTATTGGCTTGCGGAGGTAAAGCGGGCTGAGCGGCATTTCGAGAAATGGATAGAGCGCGGCAACAAGCTATTGCGCCTCTACCGCAAGCAGCGTGACGCTGAAAGCACGACGCGTCAATACTCCATGCTATGGGCCAATACGGAAGTTCTGAAACCCTCGATCTATGCAAGGGCGCCTAAACCCCAGGTTTCACGGCGATTCCGTGACCGCGATCCGATAGGGCGCACGGCTTCGGAGCTTCTGGAGCGGGCAGCAACCTACGAATGCGAGCGCATGAACCTTGACGCGAAGCTGCGCAATGTCCGGGATGACGTTCTGCTGCCCGGCCGAGGCATATGCTGGGCTCGCTATGAAGCGGATATTGAAGAGGTCGATGACCCGGGCGAGGATGTTTCCGACACGCCTAACACAGAGGAATATCCGCCGCCTGCGGTCCCTTCGATCAGCGGGCAGCGCACATGCATCGACTATGTGCCATGGCGCCAGTTCCTGCATGGACCGGCCCGGACATGGGACGAAGTGCCATGGGTTGCCAAGATCAGCTATATGTCCGAGGAAGCGGGCAAGAAGCGGTTTGGTGACAGGTGGAAGGATGTTGCGCTCGATCATGGCGCCACATCCAAAGAGAATGGCTTCCAGGATGAGCAGGCAGTCGAGAAAGGTCTAAAGTCCAAGGCGACCGTCTATGAAATCTGGTGCAAGCGCACCCAGAAGGTGCATTTCATAGCCAAGTCGGCGCCCGACGTTCTCGAGGAAGGCCCTCCGCCGCTCAACTTCGACGGCTTCTGGCCATGTCCGCCCCCGGTCTATGCGACTATCACCACCGACAGCCTGATCCCAATCCCGGATTACGCCTATTATTTGGACCAAGCCGAAGAGATAAACGACCTGACCAACCGTATTGCGGCCCTGCAAGATGGCCTCAAGCTGGTGGGCTTCTATCCGGCTGGCGGCCCCGAGGATGTCTCTACTGCCATGGAGAAGGCGCTAAGCCCCTCCACTCAGAACCTCATGATCCCGGTCAGTTCATGGGCCGCATTCAGCGAGAAGGGCGGCAAGGGCTCAATTGAATGGCTGCCGATCGTTCAGGTGGTGGAAGCCATCCGCGCTTGCATCGAACTCCGCAACCAGCTTGTGCAGGATGTTTACCAGATTTCCGGCATTGGCGATGTGATGCGCGGCGCCACGGACCCCAATGAAACCCTTGGCGCCCAGCAGCTCAAGAGCCAATATGGCTCAGCCCGCATCCGCGATCGCCAGCAGGAAATGGCAAGGTTCAGCCGCGACTGCATTCGGCTGATTTCTGAAATTATAGCCGAGCATTTCGATCCAATGCGCGTCATGCAGATGGCCAACATGGTGCCACCGCCGCCTCCCCGGCCGACAGCCATGTTAGGCCACAATGGCGGTCCACCTATGGACTCCATGGCGCAAATGGGGGCGCCGCCTGTGCCCACACCTCCGGGCGGCGTGCCTCCTATGCAGCAGCCTTCGTCTCCACTCCAGATGGCGGGGTCAATGCAGCCTCCGCCACCCGATCCGGCCATGATCGAGCACCAGAAAAAAGTGATGGAGTTGGAGGCGGCTTTCAAGCTGCTCAAGGACGAAAAGCTGCGTGGCTTTCGCATCGACATTGAAACCGATTCGACCATCCAGCCGGATGAGGATGCCGAGAAAAGCCGCCGCGTTGAATTTGTGACCGCGGTGGGCGGGCTCATGCAACAGGCGCTACCGGTTATTCAAGTAGCGCCTGAACTGTCCGACATGCTCGGGGAAATCCTGATTTTCACGGTTCGCGGCTTCCGTGCCGGTCGGACATTGGAAGATGCAATCGAGCAGGGCATGGAGGCCATGAAGAAACGCCTGACCCAACAGCAGCAGGCAGGCCCGCCACCCGATCCCAAGGCCGAGGCCATGAAGGCTCAAGCCCAGATAGCGCAGCAGAAGGCCCAAGCCGACACCCAGATTCAGGGCCAGAAACTGCAAATGGATGGGCAAAAAGCCCAAGCGGAATTAGGCCTCAAGCAACAGACCTCGCAGGCCGACATGGCTTTGAAGGCGCAAGAGGCTAAGGCTAACTTCGGCCTTCAGCAATTCAAGGTGGTTTCCGATCTGCAATTGCAGCAGCAGAAACAGAACGCCGACATTGCCCGGGGCTTCCAGGAGGCCCAGGCGCGCCGCGCGCAAGCTGACAGGGCACCGACCCAATGAGCGGCCCATTCGGCGAGACAGTTTTCCGCAACTTCAACTATCTCCGGGAGGGGGTCGGCATCGGCCTGTCACAGGTTGGTGGGGATAATCGGGAACTGACGATTAGCGCAACGGGGATAACCAGGAGTGTTATCGACTTCGGCGCCGTTGGTGATGGCGTAACCGATGACGGCGCTGCGTTGAATCGGGCGGCTGACTGGCTTCGGGATCAGATCGCCTCCGGTAATCGCGCCTCCCTGGATTTTCTGGATTTAGATTACGTCACGACCCAATCCCTCAACTTCACTGCGATGGCACCCAGCGGGCCAAAAAAGACATTTTTACTAGGGAGCGGGGCTCGCGTAATCGGTAAATGTACTGGCAAGGCCATCTTCGATTGCCTGGGGTCATCAAATCTGACCGTCGCGGGCATCCTTGCGGTAGGCGATCCTGTCGCCACGCCCCGCTTTGGCTTCCAGATCGGCAGATATCACCTAATAGGAGGAGCAGGCACCTACAGGGCCACAAGCGCGGGCGGCAACACTTTCTTGCACTGCGGTTCGGAAGGAACCTTCACCGGGGCGGGCAAGTATAACAACGCGTCCGAGGTTTCTCTCGAAATAGGATGCAACTGGTACAATGATTCGTCAGTAATCGTACCAATCGAGGGCGTCCTCGCGTCTTACGACGAAGTTCTTGCGTCGCCGTTCTCCCACATCTCGGACAGCGGAAACCATTTCAATGTGCAATCGGATTATGTAACTGTCACGCAGCCGGTTGGCGGTGAAAATTCATTCCTGAACCAAACTTTCATTAGTTGCAGTTTCCGCAGGATTCTGGGCGGTTCGCCCCTCTATATGTCCTTCGCCCAGGGCCGGGTCACCATGACCGGCTGCTACGCCGCATGCATCAATGGCGATGCGGTCATCATCGGGTGCAATCGTTACAACGCTGACGGAGGTGCCAACTATCGAACCACGTCCTCTACGTGGAACCTCAATCTGCACATCGAGGCCGATTCGACTGACGAAACCACAACGTTCCGGAACGCTTTCCGGTATGTTCCGCAGGACGATAATGGCGGCACCCTTATCGCTCTGACCGCCGACAACTTCACCTGGATTGAGAACAAATCCGCCGCTGACGAAGCCCTGTTTCGCATGTCGGATTTGTTCCCCGCCAACTCAAGGATCGTCTTTCGCGGTCTCCACATGAATGTGGACTCGTTTCATGGTTCCGATGCTGTCCCTGATGGCGGCGCCCCAGACCTTGGTATTTTCTATCCCGGAACCGCCTTCCGAATCGCCACCACCGGCTATATGAAACTGCCAATTTCTTCGGGAGGCCCGGTCATCAATGACACCGGTTTCTATATGTCCGGGGATTTCTTCCCGAGATCAGCCACGTTGGCAACCACCGTCTACCCCAAGGGCTCCTATCGCAACGCCAACTCCATCGTTAACACGGGCTCAGAATATCACAAAGGCCGCCATGTCTTTTGGGGAGACATGGACACGTCATATACCGGCGCGGATTTTCCGCCGTCCTCGGCTGCATCCACTATCATAAACAATGGACAGTTGACGGTTGCAGGCAATGACATTGGCGCCCTGGGTCGTCAGTTTTCCAAGTGGATCGGCACAACCTATCAAGTTCCCAACGATGGGACGGATGCGGCTGCAACGCTTCTGACATCGGTGGCCGCTGTAGCGCAGAGCGAAATCATGCGCCTGCGGCCCGGAACCTATCTGGTAAATTCAGCGGTTACCCAAACCAGCAAAAACCCGACGTGGGTGCTTGAGCCGGGGGCGGTAATTGATGCCACATCCAGTCGGAATTTGTTTGTGGGCCGGGCCAAGCCTTTCAAAGTCGGCGGCCCGGAATCGGCGGTAATGAACATTATCGGCGGCACGACAGTTGCCGGTATCAGCAGTCTGCTGTTTTCGTCCTACCGGATCGGCGTCACCGGGGCGACCTCTGGTTATGAGGCGCATAGCTGGTGGATCGGTGTCGAAACCGAAGACCCATCCTCCGGCACTGGTAACGGCGGGGTCGGAACAACCGTAACCAAGGCGGCGGTCGGGTTGAGGGTTGACGGTCGGGTGGCCGTTGGCAATATGACCGGAAGAATATGGGCCGGGCTTCTGGAAGCGACAATTCCGACTGGTGCCGAGGGCCATGGCACCGGCCTGGAAATAGACCTTGATAACGGCGGGGCCGCTGTTTCCGATCTTACAGCCGACTTTCAGAAGGTAGGCATCAAGATCGTCACGAAAAGCGGGGCTTGTACTTACGCCTACGGTTTTGGTTCCGGAACCGACAATAATGCGGAGGGAAATGGCTTCTATTATGGCCTATATGCCAAGCAGGATGCCCTAGTAGACGACCCTGTGTCGCGGTTTCTCAAATTGCCCTTGCTGTTCGAGGTGGACCGCACTGGCTACACGATGGTCGGCAAGGGAACCGCCGGTCTGCACAAGGATGGGGTTGAAATCGATCCTCTTGGCAGGGTCAACATAACCGCTGCGGCCGACAATGCGACGCTATTTGCTAACAGATACGATGTCCCTGGCGCCGCCCAGAACATTTTCAATGTTTCCGCGCAGGCGAAAAACACCGCCGGAACAGACATTATTTTCGGCTTGATGAAATTCATATCAAGCAACGTCACGCCTGGCGCCGAAGCTGGCGAGTTCGTGTTTACCCCCTACAACGCCGGTGCCGCCGTCCAGAATTTCAGCATTTCAGATGGCATCAAGTCCGGAAGCCCGACAGGCAGTTACAAAGGCGTCGGAACGATCAATATCGCCGGGCAGTATTTCGTGAATGGCACAAAGGTTGTGGACGCTAGGTCCACCGGATGGACTGCCTTTACCGGGGCTACCAATAAAGCAACGGCATATGACCCAAGTACAATTACTCTTGCCCAATTGGCAGAGCGCGTTTCATCAATTCAGATAGCGCTCACCACTCATGGCCTCATTGGAGCGTAAACATGCCGGATGAAAAACAGTTTCTTATTTCCGAGTCCGTCCTGCAGGGCATCGCGACGTATCTCGCCGCCAGGCCATACCGGGAAGTGGTGAACATCATCGCCGCGTTGCAATCGGTCGAGGAATTTCGGAATCTCGACCCCGCCGTGCAGCCAAAACCAAAATTAGCTCCGGTCCCGTAATGGCAATCGTCTATCGCTGGTCACACGCCCCCAAGCCCTCGCATGACAAGGGGTCCGATCATTTCCCCGCGCCCATGGTGATGAAAACCAGCATGGAGCCGACACGCAATCCGATCAACGGCAAGGAATACACTTGCATGAGGGCTTTTGAGCGCGACGTGAGGGCGATGGGATGCGAGATTGCGGGCAATGACAGCTCCATCGTCAACGCCAAGCCTAAGGAAATAACAACCCCTCCCGGCCTGAAAGAGGACATTGCCATGGCCTGGGATCAAACCACCTGACAGAAGGAAACTCCAATGGCTATCGAAAACCCGGTATCAATGCCGGTCGAAGATGATGTGCGGGCCGATCTTGAGGCGGCATGGAATGAAACTCCGATTGAAGAGGCCCCGGCGACCCTGGCAGAGCCGGAGGCAAAGGGACCGGAAACCCCCGAAGCCACGGCCCAGCGAGCCCGAGACGAACAAGGGCGATTTGCCAAGCAGGAAGCCGCCAAGGAAGCCAAGATAGAAGCGGCGCCCGGGACGGCTAAACCCGCCCAGCAGCCTCAGGAAGGCCAGCAACAGCCCATCCAAGCCGCTCCCGCAGGCCCGCCTCCCGGCTGGCCCGTCGCCGCCAAGGCGGAATTTGACAGGCTCCCGCAGCCCGTCAAGGATGCGATTGTTTCACGTGAAACGGAAATCAACAAGGGCTTTGCCAAACTCACCGAATACAAGGGGCTTGACCCCTACGTGGAGCAGGCTCGCTCCGTAGGCTCAAACCTTCCACAGATTCTCGACCGCTATATGGCGGCCGAACAACTATTGGCCGAGAATTTCCCTCAAGGAGTTCTCAGCCTTTGCCAGATGTACAATGTGCATCCGGCAGCATTGGCACAGATTTTGAGCGGACAGCAGGGCAATCAACAGCCCCGGCAATCAAGTCCCCTTGATCCTGTGTATCAGCAAATGTCGGCTCTCAGTGCCGAATTGGCAAACATCCGGCAGGAACGCGAAACAGGCGAGCAGGAGGCCGTCAACGGCCAGATTGCCAGCTTTGCCGCCGACCCTGCCCACAAGTATTTCGAGAACGTCCGCCAGACCATGGGCCTCCTTCTTCGATCGGGGCAGGCCCAGGACATGGAGGGCGCATACACGAAAGCTTGTCGCATGGATGATGAAATCTACGCGCTTCAACTCAAGGAAGCACAGATGCCAAAGCAGGCCCAGCAGAGGCAGGCGGTCAATCAGGCCCGCCGCGCTTCGGGGAGCATTCCACTTGGTTCACCCATCCCAGGCGCCCAGGCGAATGGTAGGGACGAGCCTTCCTCAATCCGCGACGCCCTTGAACAGGCATGGTCCGAACAAGGCGGCGCCATCTGAAAGGAGATAGGTTATGGCTTCGCCCAATCTTAGCGAAATCATCACCACGACCCTCCGCAACAGAACCGGAAAACTTGCCGATAACGTGACCAAGAATAACGCGCTTCTTTCGCGTCTCAAGGCACGTGGCAAGGCTAAACCGGCTTCGGGCGGACGTACCCTCGTGCAGGAACTCGAATATGCCCAGAACGTCACTGGTGGGTGGTATTCGGGCTATGAGCCTTTGAACGTGTCGCAGTCGGACGTTCTGACTGGGGCTGAGTTCGACTGGAAGCAATATGCGGGCGCCGTTACCATCAGCGGCCTCGAGCAGCTCCAGAATGCCGGTAAGGAGAAGATTATCGACCTTCTCGATGCCCGCATTGGTAACATGGAAAAAACCATGATGAACGACATTGCCATCGGCTGCTATGCTGATGGCACCGGAACCGGCGGCAAGGAGATGGGGGGACTTCAACTCCTCGTGGCCAAAACCGTTACTTCCGGCACGGTGGGCGGCATCAACCAGGGCACCTATACGTTCTGGCGCAACATCACCCGGAGCGCGGTCGGCAATTCGGTCACGCTTTCGGCCACCACCATCCAGTCGGAATGGAACACCATGTACGCGCAGTTGGTGCGCGGCGCGGATAAGCCGGACCTGATCATGGTGGACAACAACGAATGGCTCTTCTATCTCGGGTCATTGCAGACCATCCAGCGCATCACCAATCCTGACCTTGGACAACTCGGGTTCACCAACCTGAAGTTCATGGAAGCGGATGTGGTGCTGGATGGCGGCGTCGGCGGTGCTGCGCCAACCACTACAGCCTACTTCCTCAATACCGATTACATCTTTTATCGTCCTCATTCGGACCGTAATATGGTGCCAATCGGCGGGGATCGCATGAACACCAACCAAGACGCCATTGTGAAACTGATTGGATGGGCGGGCAATATGACCGTTTCCAATCGGTCTTTGCAGGGCGTCCATTACCTGTAGGAGGGCTGAAAAATGACTTACAAGATCACCAATCAGCTCATTGGGTCGCAGCAGATCGCGGATACCTCGACTACGGCGCTTCATTCGCTGGGCACCGTTGTTCATGCGGTTGATCCGACTTACGGCGGCGGCGAGTTCATCTACCTGTTGGGCGTTATCAATACGGTGGTAGGACTTACTGTTACCTACAATGCGACAACCTGGCAGACTGCGCTCACTCCCAATACGGCGTCATTCCAAGCGCCTATTGCGGTCGCAATGTCGGCCAACGTGGCGAGCCAGTACGGCTGGTATCAGATCAGCGGCAATGCCGTTGTGAAGAAATCCGCCGTTCAGGTGCTGCCACAGGTCAAGGTCTACCAGTCGGCAACGACCGGCAGGCTCATGCCTACGTCGGCTTCCGGCAAGATGATTGTCGGCGCCAAGACGGCAAACCTGACAACCGTGACCTCGACGACATCAACTGTCGTGATTACGATTGCAAGGCCGTCAATGCAGACGCAGATCACCTAGTGCTGCACATTTGCTGCATACGGGCTGGGGCGGCGTTCGCCCCAGCCTATGTCCACAACCTCTTCGATATGGTCATGAGAAACCTTGACCCGATCGATGGGGATTTTACCTGTTTCACCGATCAGGACGACCCGCTGCCCGATGGTGTTATCAAGCGCCCGCTGCCGGCCGATCTTCCGGGCTGGTGGTCAAAATGCGCTCTGTTTCGGGATGACCTGTTCCCGAAGGGGGATAGGGTTTTATATCTGGACTTAGATAGCGTAATTTGCGGCCCCATAGACGCCCTCGCAGCCTATCAAGGCCCCTTTGCCATCCTCCGTGACTTCCACCGCCCAGGGGGCCTCCAGTCCGCTATCATGGCATGGGAAGCGGGCGCGGGGCATCTCGATGAGATTTGGAATAGCTATGTTGAATCCGGATTTCCGAATGTTTCGGGAGGCGATCAGGCATGGATCGAGAGTTGGCGTCTCGTAAGCGCCATCCGCCTACAGGATGCCTTCCCCGGCATGTTTGTCAGTTACAAGCAAATCACCGGCCCTCCTGATAAAGCGGCGGTGGTTGTGTTCCATGGCAAACCGCGCCCCCACGAGGTTCTGACCGGCTGGGTGCCCAAAGTCTGGCGCGTGGGGGGATTGTCCAATATGGAGCTGACAGCAATCTGCAATACCCACTCGGCCAAGATCGAGGCCAATGTGAAGGCGGCTATTGCCCGCGATCTGCCATGGTTCGACTTCGATGGCAGTGCCAATGACAAGCATTGCGTGATTGTGGGCGGTGGGCCATCGCTCAAGGGCCAGATGGATGAAATCCTGTGGCGGCAAGGCTTGGGCCAGCACATTTGGGCGCTTAATGGAACTGCGGCACTACTTCCCCATGTGAATGTCCATGTATTGCTTGATGCCCGATCCGAGACGGTATTTTTTATTGAGGACAACGCTAACGAATATCTGATTGCCTCTCAGTGTTCGCCGTCGATCTTTGATTTCTGTTCCGATGAAATGGTCACCCTTTGGCATCCCCACATCGACCGGATGCAGGAATGGCTGGCAGGCGAAAAGTATAGGCCAGTGCACCTGATCGGCGGCGGCACGACGGTGGGGCTTCTGGCCATATCGCTTGCCTATCTCCGAGGCTATCGCAAAATCCATCTTTATGGCTTCGACAGCTGCTATCACGAGAATAGGCATCACGCCTATCACCAGGCGATCAATGACGGCGAACCCATCATCGACGTCATGTTCAATGACAAGGATTACCGCTGCGCTCCCTGGATGGCGGGGCAGGCCAACGAGTTTCAGGGGCTGGCGCAATTCATGATGGATCATGGCGTCACCCTGACCGCTCACGGATCAGGGCTCATTCCTGATATGCTCTGGGCCATGCAGCGCAACCCGGTCATGTCTCCGGCCGAACAGCGGGCGCACGAGGTGCTATCGAGGATCGAGGGCACACCAAACCCAAAAGGCGTTGAGGTTGGCGTATTCACTGGCGCCATGTCGGCGGCCCTGCTTCGAGAACGGCCTGACCTCGAATTGATCATGGTCGATAGTTGGGAAGGCGACGGCAAAGCCTACTTGGACAAAACCGGAGACTGGCACATGAATTTGTCCAATGCCGCCCAAGAGGCCAACTATGAGGCGGCCAAGTCGGCAGTTTCCTTCGCCAATGGCCACGCTGTTCTGAAGCGCGAGCGCAGCCTCCCGGCATCGAAGCGCGAAGTCGATGACATCTTCGACTTTGTGTTCATCGACGCCGATCACTCCTATGAAGGCTGCAAGGCCGATATCGAGGCTTGGCTGCCGAAGGTCAAGAAGGGTGGATGGATTTGCGGCCATGACTATGACAACCCGCATTTTCCGGCGTTTGGTGTCACCCGCGCTGTGCAGGAGTTTGTTTCCCATGTGGGCGCCCATGTCGAGTTTGGGGCCAATTACACATGGTTCGTGCGTAAACCATTAACCCATCAATAGGTGAAAAATGGACCCTACTGACGCCAGTTTCTTCGACCTTCCCCAGCCCATGACGCAATCCGGCCCGCGTCCCATTCTTCGCTTCTTCATCGAGCCGGTGGAGCGGCCAGGAAAATCCCAAGTGGAAGGGCGCCCAATCTTTGAGGATTGCGACATGGTAGCCATTACCAATCCCGGTTCGCGCGATGAATTTGTCAAAGAGGTGGATGAAAAAGTCAAACGCGATCCATGGACGGGCGCCATGTATGCCCGATGGAAAGCCACGCAACAGCAGCCAATAGACGGAACTCCGCTTTCGATGGTGCCCTTTCTGGCTCCCTCACAGATCAAGGAATTGCAGGGCATCAACATTCTGACGCTTGAGCATCTGGCGAATGCGCCGGATACGGCAGTCCAGCGCATGATGGGCATGGTGGAACTCCGCAAGAAGGCCAAGAGCTATCTGGAGGCGGCGGAGGGCTCGAAGATTGTAACCCGGCTTGAAAGTGAGCTCGCACAACGTGACCGCGATATTGCGGCGATGAAGGAACAGATCACTAAACTCAATGCCCGGTTTGAGGCGGCACAGAAGGATCAAGCGGCATGACAAGAGAAGCAATCTTCACTCATGGACCGTCATTCTTCACTGCCGAAGATGGAACCGTAATGTTTGCCTATCGCGTCGATGCCAGCAATCAGATAGGGCCTCGCAAGGCGACGGATGCTGATATGGCAAGATACCAGGAAGCATTGGCAGTATTCAATAGTGACCAATTAGTCCCGCCAATGCCTGAGCCCGAGAAGCGCAAGCCCGGCCGACCGAAGAAAGCCGCCTAAATGTACGCCACCGACACCATCCTGCAAGTCGTTCAAGATATCTCCGTCCAGATCGGGCTGGATAGCCCGTCGGTTGCCGTCAATTCGAGCGATACCAAGGTGGACCAGATCATGCGGCTTGTCATGGCGGCGGGCAATGATCTTGCCGGCGAACATAGCTGGTCCATGCTTCGTAATATTAAGACTTTCCCAGGGATAGCAAGCCAAATCCAGACAGGACAACCTCCTGCCGACTTCGACCGCTTCACGCCCAACACCTACCTATGGGACGTAGGGATGCGCCGCCCAGTCATAGGCGCTCTCAACAGTGACGAATGGCTAATGGTGACCGTGCAGGCCGTGACGGCAGTGCAGAAATATTGGTCCATGCAGCAGGGGGTAATCAACATTCTGGCGGCGCCCGCTGTGACCGATTCCTTCCGCTATGAGTATGTCTCGAAAAACTGGATCAGGCCAATCAACGAAATTACCAACGTCAATGACAAGGCGAGGTTTACCATCGACACGGATTTTCCCATCATCCCTTCCGATCTCCTGACCCTTTCCGTCGTCTGGCGCTGGAAACAGAGCAAGGGCCTCGACTATGCCGAGGATATGGCGACATTCGAGGGAGCCAAGGAAAAGATGATTGGCGACGACCGAGGCCCGCATGGCGTCTCAACCACGCAAGCCTTCCTGGGCAAATATCCCGACAACTATTGGCCGGGCGTCATTTCGACATGAGAAAAGCGCTTCGCCCCAACCCGCAACGGCGCATGGTTTCCAGCACCATTCAGGTGAAAGCGCCGGTATTGGGCTTGACCACGGAAAGCCCGGTCAATGCCCCGCCGGGGACGGCGCTCATTATGACTAACTGGTTTCCCGAGGTTGACCGGGTGCGCGTCAGGCTTGGCCATATAGCCCATGCAACCGATATGTTGGGTGATGTGTCAACAATTATGGCTTACACCAGCGCCTCCGCTAGTAAAATGTTCGCGGCCACGGATAGCGATATCTTTGATGTGACCGATAGTGGGCCGGTTGGGACTTCGGCAGTCTCAGGCCTCAACAATGGCATGTGGCAGCAAATCATGTTCGCCACTTCGGGCGGGCAATTCCTCGTCATCTGTAATGGCGCCGATGATGTGCGGATTTATAATGGAACGACATGGACCACGCCGGTCATTACCGGGGCGATTTCCTCGACATTCATCAACCTGATGAACCACCAGAAGCGGCTCTGGTTCGTTCCTGTCAATTCGATGACCATCTACTATCTCCCCGTCGAAAGCATTGCGGGGGCTGCGGTTGCCTTTCCGGTGGGAGCTTTATTCCGCAAGGGCGGCTTCGTCATGGCGCTGGGCACATGGACCCGTGATTCTGGCGCTGGCATGGACGACCTGTTGACCATTGTTACGTCGGAGGGTGAAGTTGCGGTCTATCAGGGAATAGACCCGTCCTCATCCACAACATGGTCCCTTATCGGTGTTTTTCATATGGGAAAACCGATCGGGCGCCGTTGCATCATCGAAGTGGGCGGCGATCTGGCCATCCTGACCGAGGATGGCGTGGTACCGATGAGCCAAGCCATCCAGACCGAACAGGGGGCTATTCAGTCGATTGCGCTGACACGCAATATTCAGCAGGCCTTTATTGCCGCAGTGCAGCGGGGAGGAGAAGTTTTCGGCTGGCAAATTCTCTCATTTCCAAAGAAGAATATGGCCATCCTCAATATACCCGCCGCTGGTTCTCAGCCAACCCAGCAATTCCCCTTCAACACTCTTACCGGGGCATGGGGAGGGCCGTTTATCGGCATGAATGCGATCTGCTGGGGCGTGTTTGAAACCAGCCTCTATTTTGGCGGAACCGGCGCGGTTTACCGCGCCGAATATGGCGCCAGCGATAACGGGGAGGCCATCGTTGCCGCCATGCTGCCAGCCTTCATGGACCTGAAAGCCTCGGGCCAGTTGAAAATGGTCCACGCGGTGCGCCCGATCTTCACCACGGACATAACCGATCTTGTGCCCAGCATTGCGATCGCCGTGGACTATGTGACGCCTACCGACATCAGTGCCACCGAAGATATTTCCCAGGATCATCTTTTCACTTGGGATGAATCGATTTGGGGTGGCCCGGACATCTGGTCGGGCACGAGGGTTACTCTCGCGTGGCGCGGCAATGGCAACATTGGCACGGTGGTTTCGCCCTACATCTTCATGAGCATCGATGCCGAGGCATCGACCGATGGGGATTTCACCTGGGATGTGTCGTTCTGGGATGGCCCCGACACATGGTCATCGTTGCCGGTGACAGAGTTCAAGTTCGACCTGACCGCGTTTGACATCGTCTATGAGCGGGGCGGGGTGATATAATGCCCAATTATCAGCCTTATGATACGGTGCTCACCCCAACCGAGGAAATCCTGTTTCAGGAATGGAAGCGGATAAACGCGCCAAATGACAGCGGACTCGATTATGATTTGCGGGGAGCCTTCAAGGCTGGACTAGAGCCTGCCGCAAATGGACACTGGGATGATACATTCAAGAAGCCGAACCATCCGACATTCAGCGTCTATTCCAAATACGCGAAGGATCGACCGGAACTCGCCGGGACGTGGCAGGGTGATCAGTACATTCCTCACAAGGTTTCGCCACAACTCATCAATGCCCTATTAAAGGGACGATAGTTGATCATCCGCAATGCCAGTGAGGAAGTCGCCAAATGGGCGGAGGTTCATCTCGGCAGTGGCGTCTTTACCCCTTCGTTCGAGGCCTGGGGCATCACCGACAGGCTTGGAAGGCTGACCGGCGCAATCATTCTGAATGACTATGCCGAGCGCAATATAGAACTGACCTTCGTGGGGCCGGGATTGCTTAAGGCGGGCGTGTGCCGGGAACTCGCCGTCTACTGTTTCGATACGCTGAAATGCAACCGGGTGACGGTGAGAACCCGGAGCCGAAATCGGTTCATCCGTGGGCTGATCAAGAAAATGGGTGCCAGGCAAGAGGGCGTCTTGCGGCGCTGGTTTACCGACGATGACGCTGTAATCTATGGGCTTCTCCGTGAGGAATGCCGTTATCTGAAAGGAAATAGTCATGCCGAATGAATTGAAGGACATGAACAACAATGGCTACAGCGGTCGCGCGGGCGGTGGCCCCGGCTATGGCGGCGGCGGCTCGAGCGGCGGCTATGCTGGGCATGGCGGTGGCGGTGGCGGCATGTATAACGGCACCAGCGGTTATACCGGCTATAGCAGACCGGGTCAGCCGGGCGGCTATTCGACGCCCTACCATTCTCCGTACACGTCGATGGGCGGCGCTGTCCGTCCTGGAACCATTTACCATCCGGGACCGATTGCCAATCCGACGGCCTACCCAATCACGCGGGTGCCGGGAGCATGGATGAATTTTCCCCATCCCAACTACTACTATCCCGGTGGGGCTCCTTCTGACTGGGGCGGCGTGGACCCTCAAACAGGCGGGTCAAGCTATTACGGCGACCTCAGCGGCGGCGGCAGCTACAGCGGCCCCGGCAAGGGATGGCCTGGAGGCTATAATTATCCTGGAGGCCCTCCTAGCGGCAAAAGCGAGATGAGGGGAGGGGACCCCCGCTATTCGCCTCATGGGGGATATGCCAATGGCGGGCGACCGCCCGTCGGTCAGCCTGCTACAGTTGGCGAAAATGGCCCGGAAACCTTCGTTCCTGACCGTCCGGGGACCATTATTCCAAATAATGGCAACGGCGGTCAAACACCGTGGTTTGGCGGTCCTCCACTCAGTAATGGCGGCAATGGCGGCGGCGGAAATGTTGGCAATAACGGCAATGGCACTCCTCCAAACGGCATCAATTACATCACGAACGGTGGCGGTGCTAGCAACGGTCCCAATCCTATAGGCAGCGCTGGCAATGGCATTCAGCCAACCGGGAGGATCAACTACGTTAATGGCGGCAACGGTGGAGCTGGCAACGGCGGTGGAACTACGCCATGGTTTGGCGGGCCGCCGCTTGCCAATGGAGGAAATGGAAACGGCATTCCGCCCAATGGGATCAACTATATCAACGGTGGCAATGGCGGCAATGTTGGCAATGGCGGAAACGGAATTACGCCATGGCGCCAACCCCCGTTTGGCAACGGCGGCAATGGCATTCCGCCCAATGGGATCAATTACATTAATGGCGGTGCTGGCAATGATGGCAACGGCATTCAGCCTTGGCGGGGAGGGCCTCCGATCAGCAATGGCGGCGCTAGCAACGGTGGCAATGTTGGCCCCAACCGTTTCTACCACCTAGCCCCCGGCAACGGCGTTTATGGAGGCGGAAATGGCGGTCAACCCATGGGAGGCTGGCAGAATGGAGGCAATAACTCCATGCTTGCCAGGGCATTGATGAACGGACGGTAAATAGCCATGCACACGTTCAACCCTCCCAATGCTCCCAATCCCAGCAAGACAGCGGCGCTTCAGCAGGGGCTGAATCGGGATACTGCCATTACCCAGCAACAGATGAACATGGTCAATCAGTTCACACCCTATGGAAATCTGGTTTACAGCCAGGATGGGAGCTGGAGTTATGTCGACCCGTCGACAGGCAAGACAATCACAAACCCCCGTTATACCTCGACGCAAACATTGTCGCCTGAGCAGCAGCATCTGCTCGAACAGACCAATCAGTTCGATGCGGGCGCGAATGATATTGCCCTCGCCCAGGAAGCCAAGATCGCGGACTTGCTCGGAACTCCCTTCAAGTATGATCCAACCGAACACATGGCATGGGCTGATCAGCTTTATGGTTCACTCAACGATAAGAACAACCAGCAGGCACGGGATGCGCTCGCCACCGATCTTGCCAACAAGGGGATCAACATCGGCTCGGACGCCTATAATTCCGAAATGGCACGGCTTGCCGAACAGCAGGCCTACGCCAAGAACAACTTCGACCTGAATAGCTACACGACCGGCCAGCAGACCGCACTCACTGAGCGCAACCAGCCAATCAACGAAACCATGGCACTTATGAACGGTCAGCAGCTCCAGCAACCCAATTGGGTGACCACGCCCCAGGTGGGCGTCAATGGCGTCGATATTGCCGGGCTCAGGCAGGCCAACTATCAATCCCAATTGGGCCAGTATCAGGGAATGATGGGCGGGCTTGGGGCACTCGGTGGAACAGTGCTGGGCGGTTGGGCCAGCGGCGGATTTGGTAGTCCGTTCGCATAGGAGATTATCATGGCGCTCAATCTTTCATTCATGCTTCCGCCCAATGGTCAGGCAACACCCGCGACGATTGCCCAGAGGCGCCGTCTGGCGGCTGCCTTGCTTCAGCAGGCCGGAGATGCCTCGCCCGTGGCATCTCCGTGGCAGGCCGTCGCAAGGCTCGCACAGGGCCTAGTGGGGGGCATAGATGAAGGCCGGGCCAACAGTCAGGAGCAGCAGGGTATTTCCGGGGCCAATAAGGCGCTTGCGGCGGCGTTGCAGGGCAATGACCCGAATGCGCTAGCGACAGCCTTCAATGACCCGTTTGTCAGCCCGCAGGCCGCTATCATGGCTCGGGAGCAATACCAGATAGCACATCCGCCGCCGCCCGATCCCTTCACCTTGGGTCCGGGTGATGTGCGCTATGGGTCAAATGGCCAAGTCATTGCGAGCGGCCCTGCTCCGCAGCCCAAGCCTCCCGATCCCTTTACTCTGGGCGAAGGACAGGTGCGCTATGGCCCGAATGGCGAGGTCATCGCCTCAGGGCCTTCAAAAACCAGTCAGCCGTCAGCCGGATTCGTTCAGGGTCCAAATGACGCAAATGGCAGGCCGACATGGATACCCATTACTGGAGGTCCACAAGACCCCAATAGACCAGTTCCGGTGCGCAATCTCCGTCCCACCACAGATCAGTCAAATGCCGCTGGCTTTTATGACCGGATGACCGAGGCGGACAAAATATTGTCGGACCCTGCTATTGCCACCGAAGGTATGTCGCTGATTGAAAAGAATGCTGCCCGACTTCCATTCGGTGCCGGAAATTATGTGGTCTCCGAAAATTACCAGAAGTTCGACCAAGCCACGCGCAATTTCGTCAACGCCGTGCTGCGCAAGGAATCGGGCGCCGCGATTAGTGAAGGCGAGTTTGAAAACGCCCGCAGGCAGTATTTCCCGCAACCGGGTGACAGTAAGGAAGTCCTCCAACAGAAGGCCCAGAACCGCGCGACGGCGATTGCCGCCATGCATCGCTCGGCGGGCCCTGCGTTGCAAGTCACTTCCGAGACAGCGCAGCCCGTTCCATCTCCTGACGCTGATGCCACCATTTCAGCGGCGCGAGATGCGATTTCACAAGGCGCGGACCCCGAGGCCGTCAAACAGCGGCTCATTGAAAATGGCATTGATCCCTCAGGACTATAGCTATGGGCATGTTTGACGATCTCATCCCACAGGGCGGAGCGCCACCCCAGCAGGCGCCACAGCGCAATGCGATCACGTTCAGCGACTTAATCCCGCAAAAGGCTGCGCCTGCTCCAGCGCCGCCCTCGACTTGGGGCGATGTGGCCTCACAGGCAGTTCAGAATATTCCTGAAAGTGCCGGAAATTTCGCCTCTGGCATCGGACAGGCCGTCATGCATCCGCTTGATACTATCGACACTCTGGGCGACGTGGGGGCCGGAGGCATCGCTAATGGCCTCAACATGGTGCTGCCTGACTCCATGCAGATCAGGCGTCAGCCCGCCATGGACAAGGCGAGCGCCGTGGGGCAGTTCTATGCCGATCGCTATGGATCGGTCCAAGGCCTCAAGAATGCCGTCGCAAGCGATCCGATAGGCGTGGCTGGTGATTTGGCGACTGTCCTGACAGGTGGCGAAGGTGCTGCAGCTCGGATTCCCGGACTTGCCAAAGCTGCCGATGTCATGGGAACTGCGGCCAAGGTTGTGAACCCGCTAACGGTCCCTGCCAAGGCCGCCATGATAGCTGGAAAGGCCGCAGGAGGGCTCGGAAAGGCCGTTCTAGGCGCTACCACGGGTACCAGTGCCGCCACCATTGGAGAAGCGGTCAATGCGGGCAGGGAGGGCGGGGCAGCAAGCCGCGCCTTCACCGACAATATGCGCGGCAACATTGGCCAAGCCGACGTACTCAATCAAGCCAAACAGGCCGTTCAGAATATAGCCGATCAACGCTCGGCTGAGTATGTTCAGGGAA